ATTAGCACTCTCTGCCTGGACATACATCTGATCCAGCTCGTACTGACGCTGTGCGCCACGAGCCAACATCTGAATGTCTTGTAGCTTTTGACGTGTCCTTTCTTGGATCTGATTGGACGGGTCGTATGCAGCTACAGGGTTAAACTCACGGGATCTGGCATGACTCTCGAAGAGATCGCCATAGTTTTGTTGTTCGTAGATCCTAGCCATTATGCTGCCCAGTTATAAGAGGGGATGCCAAGACCAAGGTTCTGACCAATACCAGTTGCATAGGGTGCAAACTGTGGAGCCTGGATAGGTGCAGAGACGCGAGAGAGAGCCTGGTTGTTAGCAGATTCGCTTTGGTTCTGTGCAGCGGCCATGCCAATGGTCATAGAGTCACCAGCACTACGGATGCTTGCGTTCTGCTCAGCCATAGCGCGACCAGCTGCCCGCTCTGAGTCCATAGCCAGAAGACCAACGGACTTACCAACGGCACCGGAACTCAGGACCTTGCCCATAGAACCGATCTGTTTGGCGTAAATATCAACGGACTTAAACGCTGCCTTTTGCTTTGCCTCAAGCATCTTCTGCTGCTCGGACACGTAGACCTTGTTGGCAGCTTCGTTGTTGTTGTAAATGTTGCGCTGGTACGCAAGCATTGAAGCCTGCTGAGCCTGGACATCACCAATGTGTTTGGTGACTTGCTGCTGCTTATCAAAATAGGCCTGACGTTGCTGGTTCTGAAAAGCAATGTTTTGCTGTTGGTAATTAACGTCAGCCTGATATTGATTCATTGCAGTCTGATACTGCATTTGTTGCTGCTGTTGGTAGATGCCTGCAGCTGTACTAGCAGCTGAGATAACAGAACCAACAATCGCAGCACCCAAGGAAGCAGCAGCACCAGTGCCTGAGGCAGCACCAGCTGCAATACCGATTGCTGCTAAGCACATAGTTTGACTATCTCCAAGTATGGAAGAAAATATGGTCTAGTATTAACTACTCTCAGAGCCTTAAAGCCGAGCATCCTTAGTAGCTTGTGGTGATAGTGGTTCCTTGCGTCTGCCAGGTTCCATAGAAGCTTGTAGTTCTGTTCGTGCTCTGAGAGCCACCTACGAGCCCCTCTAACAAAGGTCTGGGGTTTGTTATGTATGACAGGCGTACATAGAAGCCAAACGATGCCACAGGCGCTATTAGAGGGGTCTGGCGAGATGCCACCAACCCCTGCAATAGATCCATCTTCATCAAAGAAGGCTACGGACTCCCGACTGGTCTGAACGCAAGCAGGGAGGATTAAAGGTGAATGACCAAGACCTTCGATCTCACGCCTGTCTTCTTCTCGTAGGTTTAAACCAACTTGCAATGCATCGGCAAAGGTGGCTTTGCGGTAAAAAGCATTCATTAACGAAGAGCAGCAATACCACGCTTGTTGTAATGACCCTGCCAGCCATAGCTGGTTAGAGCGGCAGGCACAGGATCATCTGCATAGACAGAGACCAATGCATCCTTGCCTTGGCAGTAGATCGGACATTGCTGAGTAAAGACCTCTGCAATGGGAACTGAGTTAGCCCCATAAAGGTCTGCACGAGCAACATCAATATCAAAGGTAAAGTCGTCGTAACCAGATCGCTTAACGACAAGCTGATAACGACCTGAATAGTAAAGATCTAAATACAACGTCTCGACGATTGGGTTATCGATACGGTCAGCGCGATTCTGCTGAGTTACATAGAACGCAGGCAGATCTAGTCGCAGTCGATACTCCAGGCCAATGGCAAAATTGACGGCAGTTAATGCTTTATCAACGAGGATGTACTTGCCAGTAGCATCGGTGTTAATAGAAAGACGCAAGAACGTACCGGCCTCTACCCCGCTAGAAGCCATGAACACAGGCTGGTAGCCAGTGACAAAAGCACCTGCTGGGAAGTAGACCTTGTCCTGAGAGGTGCCACTGACAATGGTTGCATCAGCCTTATAGACAAGGTTATCCAGCCTAGGAACAAACTTTGAGAAAGCTGTCTGAACAGGAGCAGTATCTGGATCATCAATTAACTCCATGCTGGTTAGGCAATGGTTGGTCCCGTCATATTGAACGAGGTAATTGGTGTCGTTGTTGCAGCCAAACAGAACCACGTTCGCGGGGAACTGCCACTTGCCCCAACCAGCAATCTGGCGCTCATTACCGTTATTGTAGAACTTAAAGTTATACACATTCTTTGAGCCATCACCAAACAGCACCAAGCTATTGTTGGGGCTATTGGCTGACCAGGACAAGCCTGGGGGGATGTACTCAGGGATGATCCTGGTGTTCTCTGCCACCTGAGGGCGGTTGTCGACAGAGTCAACAGCCATCTCAAACACCTTGGAATAGGTATCGGCTTCCGTTGCAAACATCACACTCACACCCGTATTGATGGGGAGGGCGTTACTGCGATAGTTGTAGTTAGCAATCTCTGTCAGCTTGACGGTGCTTGGTCCGAAAGCAACTTCAGTAGTGGAGATCAGGAACTGAGCATTCTCGGCAAACAACAGCAGACCCTTAGAGGTGCCAATGGCATGTCGAAGGATGGCAGGCTGAGTCGAGGCAGCAGTCAGGTCAATAGGATCAGCATCACTAACAGTCAATGCAGACTGGACAAAGAAGTTGAAGTAATCGCCAGGCTGACTCATAATTACAGCATCTTCGCTGAGGAACCCAAGTCGGTTCGCATAGAAGAACATGCTGGAGATTGAGTTCCCAACAAAGCTGGGCTCAGGGTTGGTCTTTTCATCACCAACCTCTCGTCCAGCCCATCCACCAAAGGCGCTGCTGGAATCAAGTGGTTGAAGTTCAAAATTACCGTTAGCCAGTCGTACCAATGCGTGAGGCATGGTCGAGGGGTTTAGGTTTGTGGTGATGTTGGGAGCAACAGTTTCCTCCCACGAGCCCAAACCAGGAACACCCTCAACGTCAGGCGTGAACTTGACGTAGTAATCGTCAGAGTCAGTGTTATCCGTGTTCTTTACCAGAACAGTAAAATCAGGAAAGCACTGCTCAGGCAGTAAAGCAAAATCATTAGCAGTATTTTTGATGCCGACCATGGCATTGTTCGTGATACCGCCACGAACAGAGAGGTTGAAGCGACGTGTATCGGTACGCTTAATCCTCAGAACATTGCCGACATAGGAAGCAGAATAACCAGTGATGGCATTAATGGCATTCTGAAGGTTAGTCACAATGGTGGTGACTGTCAGAGTGCCAGAGGTGGCATCACTAGGGGTGGTATAGGTTGCTGTGCCATCACTCGCGTAGGTGTAGACGAATGTCTCTTCGGACACCCGCACAGTAAAGGTCTTACCCGCCTGGGTTACCTGAACCTCATCTCCAACACGCCAACCAACACCACCGTTCTTCAGGATGACGCTAACGGTGTAGCGGGATCTGTAAGCATTGGCTGCTGTATCAAGGTAAGCAGCACATTGATTGACGATCCTGAATTGGAGGCCAGTCTTAGCGCCGGAGGTAACCGAATGGTCCTGGGCAGAGTTCTGCGTACAAACACCACCATCAGCAACCTCATAGGAGCCTGGGGTGACTTCCAGCTTTGAAGCTGAATAGACCTTTACAGGAGAACCACCAGCGCCATCCTTGGACAGGTCAACGCTATAAGTAGTGTTGTAAGCAACGGAGTTGATGATCACCAGAGCCTCTTCAGGCTTGGCGGTGGTATCAACCTCGTTCATCGTGATCGCACGTTCTTTGTTTGCGATCAGGGTGTAGTCAGCCAGTGGGAGATAGGTAAGGCTATCTGGATCAGTAAAAGACAGGTATGCATCAGCACCTGGCTTAAGTGTGACGGTCTTCTCTACTCCAGTAGTTGCATCCCACACACGAACAACCAGACTTGGGTTGCGGTAGATGCAGACGATGTACTTCTCTGTGACATCGCGGAATACTGGAAACCACTTGGCCGTGGCTGGGATATTCGACGCCAGCTTTGCAATAAACTCAGTGGCAGGTCTTTTCTTACAACCAAATGTCGGATCAAGAAAAGCATTGACAGCTTCTCTTACTTGACCCGGCAGTTTGATGGGATCTGGTTGTTGACTTACACCACCAAGCAAATTGGGGATTGATTGAGAAACTGCTGCCATTGTTAGATGTTTCTACGTGGACGAGTTACGGCGTCATATGGGCGGAAATGAATCACACTGGTATCACCTGCAACGTCACTGAAGATGTTGTAGTCAGCTTGACGAGTTTCATACTCAAGACAAGCAGCTCTAGCAATGCTCTCTTCACGCTCCGAGTATTTGACAACTTCGGTCGAACCAACAGCACGACCAGCAAACAAGTTGGCGGCTCGAATGGCTACATACTGCTTGAACACCTCAGGCAGGTCCATGTAATCAAACGACCAAACTACATCCAGATAGAGCGTGTCTGAGAAGGTATAAGTGTGATTCTTCTTGTCGTAGAGCTTGCCACCTCGGATGACAATGTCACGCTCATCCCAAGGCACAAGGTCAAGAGCCAGAAGATTCGAGGGAACTACGATTTGACCGGTAACATCAGGAACAAACGGATAGTCCTGTTCGGTATTGAAATGCCACTGCTCAGTCTGTAGAGCATTTGTCACTTCATCGAGAATGCTTTCCGCCAGCTTAATTGCTGGGTTACTGGCGTCGATATTCGTGACTGGTGATTGGCCTACATTAGAAAGGACGATGTTAATAGCTGCTAACTTAGTAAGCTTTGCCATTTATTTCTAGGGAATGGTATGCCCCGAGGGACCCGAAGGTCCCAGGGGCCGTTATCAGGCCTTGGCTTGGATCGAGCCAGCCACGGAGGTACGCAGGGAAGCACAACCCATGGCGAGCTTGCCGACGATCAGGTCGCCCTGATACATCACGCCGAAGTCACCAGAGGTGGTTTCCACGCTAGGAGCCACAGCTTCCACGGTACCGGCAGCTTCACGATGGAAGACCAGGCCAGCACAGGTGGTGTTGGTGTGGGCATAGGTGTTGTTTTCGCCGGTCACGGCGGCGCCACCAGCCGCCATGAAAGGCAGGTTGTTGGACTTGTACAGGCGGATGCCGGCAATGCTGTAGAGGCCTTTGCCGCTGTTCATGTCGCCTTGGGTGTTCCCGATCTCACGGTTGAGGATGTTGGTATCCACCGAGGAGATCAGGCTGTAGTACTGACGGGGGCTCAGCACGGCCACACGGCCTTCCTGAGGAGCGTTGCGCTCATCCAGGACGGCAGCAGCCTCGAAGAAGCCATCAACCAGGGCTTGGGCGTTGAACTGGTTACCAGCACCAATCTTCACCTCAAAGCCACCAGACTCACCGGTCACGACGGCAGCTTCACGAGAAGCATTGTCGAGCACACGAGCGATGCGCTGGTCATAGAATTTGGCCATGGCCTCACCGATCTGCTTCGAGATCTCGGCACGCTGGCTGTACTGAGACAGAACCTCATCGAGCGAGTAGACGAACTGGCTGGACACCAGCAGGTCGTCCATCACGATGGTCTTCTCGTTCGCCTTCAGAGCGGTATCCCCGAGGATAGGGGTACCAGGAGTATGATCAAAAATTCCCTACTTTCATAGGGCTCAGACTATATCATCATCCAATAAGGATGTCGGGCGCTAACCATGTATTACGAGACAAGATCGTGTCTCCCCATGTAGTCGTTGCACCTTCCCCACACGCTTGTGGGGCTTGGCTCAGGATTGCCATAGCTATTGCCTTAGGTTTCCCTGAGTTCACCCGATTTATCCTGGGCGTCAATCTCACCCAGCACCGAGAGTACCGGTCAGCAGGAACTGCTTGCTCTTACCACCACGCAGGGTGTAGCTGCGGATCAGACCTTTGAAGATGCTGGCAGCGTTGAAAGCAGTGAACACCTCGCCGCTGAACAGAGTCAGGGCGGTGGCGTACTTGTTTGCAAAAGTATTAGATTGGTTACCGTTTACGGCATTAGGCCGAGTCAGGTTAGAAATGTTAGCCATTTGAAAGAACTAGGAGAAAGTGTGTTTGTTCGGTCAGCCGATCAAATCCTTTTCAGATGAAAGTTGTCCTCCGCAGAGGGCTCTCTCCTACTCTTAGATTTATCTAAAGACCTAGATCTTTCCTTGCAAGGATTGCCGTTTTAAGCCACGGACACGGGCAATAGGAATGGGGTCCGACTATGAGGTGCCCCACTCCCCTTCCTGCCTGCCCATGGACACCCTGGACCAGCCAAGTGCATGGACAATATCGCCGTTACTAAGCCACGGGCGCGGGCTCTAGATCAGAGGAGATCCTTGCTAATAGACAGCCGCTCCTCTACGTCAGCCCGGAAAGCGGGATCAGACGAGTAGAGGGGGTTGGCGATGTCACGGGCAAGCTCAGCGGTGCTGCGGTAAGGCTTGAT